GCGGCGTGGGCCGCTGAGGTGAATGCCACTCTCACCGGCCTTGGCCTGTGGAAGGGTGCCGCATAAGCGGCGGAAAGGAACATCATGTCTGCTCAAACTTTCGAAGCTCCGAAGATCGGTGACGGCGAACAGGTCGGCGACGGCAACACCGCCGAAACTCTGAACGTCGGTCGCTCGGGTCAGCCCGTTGCTCTGCAACCGTCGGCCACCGGAAAAATTGGCGTTTATGGCGCCACGCCGGTCGTCCAGCGCGCTGCGGCCATCCAAGCTGCGTCCGTCGTGTCGGCATCGTCCTACATCAGTGTGGCGTCCAATCTGGCCGCTTGGGCTGCTGAAGTCAGCGCGACGCTGACCGGTGTTGGTCTGTGGAAGGGCGCGGCGTAAGCCGTCACTGACACATGGCCAAGGTTGTCTTCTGCGTTCCGACCATCAAGCGCCCGTACCAGCAGTGCCTAGACAGTCTGGAGGCGTCCATCCCCCTCATCAAAGCCGCTGGCTGGGACGAGGGTATGGTCAACGAAGTGGGCAACCCGTACATCAGCGCGGCACGGGCAACCATGCTGCGCAAAGCGCTGGACGCCAAGGCAGATGTGATCGTGTTCATCGACCACGACCTGTCTTGGCGGCCAACCGATTTGCTTACGCTCATTGAAACCCCTGGCGACGTCGTCGGCGGCACCTATCGATTCAAGGCTGACGAGGTGTCCTATATGGGCACCATCCACAGCACACCTGCCGGCACGCCCGTTGTACGGGCCGATGGCGCGATCAAAGCGCGACTCCTGCCCGCAGGGTTCCTCAAGGTCACTGCGGCCGCTGTGGACCGTTTTATGACCTTCTACCCGGATCTGTGCTACGGCGAGAAATACCGCCTGAGCGTGGATCTGTTCAACCACGGCGCGCACAAGGGCCTGTGGTGGGGCGAGGACTACGCCTTCTGCCGGCGCTGGGAGGAAATGGGCGAGGAAGCCTGGCTGGTGCCGGATCTGCAGCTTGACCACCACAGCGCAGACATATCGTACCCGGGCAACTTCCACATGTACCTGCGTCAGCAACCTGGAGGCGACCTGTGCCCCTGATCTACATGGAACACCCGCGCCACGGCCAAAAGATCGCCACGATGGAGGCCGAGGCGGAATACGACGAACAAAACGGGTGGCGGCGTTATACTCCGGATGAGCCTGACGAGCCGGGGAACGATGCCGCTCCCATGAACCATATGCTCGGAAGGCGCCGTCGCAAGGAGCCCGAGCATGTCCACGACAGCCGGTGACCAAATCTACGCCGCACTGCGGCTGATCGGTCAACTGGCCGAGGGCGAAACCCCATCGGCCGAAACAGCGCAAGACGCGCTGGCAGCGTTGAACCAGATGTTGGATTCGTGGAGCATCGAGCGCCTGTCGGTGTTCTCCACGCAGGACCAAGTGTTCAACTGGCCGGCAAACGTCTACGAACGCACGCTCGGGCCGAGTGGAGACTTTGTCGGCAACCGCCCGGTGCTGCTGGACGACTCCTGCTACTTTCGCGACCCGACGACGGGCATCAGCTACGGCCTGATGTTCATCAACCAGCAGCAGTACAACGGCATTGCGCTGAAGACGGTGACGTCCACTTACCCGCAGAGCATGTGGGTAAACATGACGATGCCGAACATCACCATGACAGTGTACCCAGTGCCCACGCGGGAACTGGAGTTCCACCTCGTCTCGGTGTCGGAGTTGTCGCAGCCCGCCACGCTGAACACGGTGCTGTCGTTCCCGCCTGGCTACCTGCGGTGCTTCAAGTACAACTTGGCCTGCGAGATTGCGGCCGAGTTCGGCGTTGAGCCGCCGCCGACGGTGCAGCGCATTGCGATGGCATCCAAGCGCGATCTGAAGCGGATCAACTTTGCTGACGACATCATGAGCCTGCCGTACAACCTGATCAACCGCCGTCAGCAGCGGTTCAACATCTACGCCGGGACGCCGTAATCATGGCAAACGTAAAGATTTCTGAACTGCCGGTTGCAACGTCCGTTGACGTTGTTGACTCTGTGCCGCTGGTGCAAGGAGGAACGACCAAACAAGCCACTCAAGCTGCGTTGCTAACCACCACCGGCAACGTCACCGCCGCAAAACTGGTGCCCACTGGCGGCACGGCCACGGGCAACGGCATGTACCTGCCGGCGACAAACACGCTGGCGTGGAGCACAAACGGTGTGGAGGGGATGAGGCTGGACGCATCCGGCAACCTGGGGGTTGGGACATATTCGCCTGCAAGCATACTTCACCTAAATAGCTCGGCGAATGCTTTTGCCACCATCCAAGGCGGCAGCGGAGTGGCGGGAATTGATTTTTTGACAGGCGCAGGCACCAACAGAATCATTTCTGGTCTTAGTGGCACGGCAAACATTGGTTTTTATACGGCAAGTACCGAGCGCATGCGCCTCGACGCATCCGGCAACCTAATTACCACCGTCAACAGCACCGCTCCCACGCTGTCCGCCAACAGCACAATGTCGTTTGAACTTACCAGCAACACCAGTCTCAAGATCGTGGTGCGCGGCACTGACGGCGTGACGCGGAGCGTGTCGTTGACGCTGGCGTGACATGAAAACCCCCATCCTCGGAGCCGCCTACGTTGCCCGCAGCGTCAATGCTGCGGCGAACAGGTGCGTCAACCTGTTTCCCGAGGTGGTACCCGAGGGCGGCAAAGAACCCGCATTCTTGCAGCGGTGCCCGGGGCTGGAACTGACGGCCATCGTCGGCACCGGCCCGATCCGGGGCATGTGGAAATTCGGCGACTTCCTGTACGTCGCTTCTGGCGGCAAGCTGTACCGCGTGGACGGCAACTACGCCATTACGGAACTGGGGCTCATCAACGGCAGCGGGCCGGTAAGCATGGCCGACAACGGCGTGCAACTGTTCGTGGCGTGCAACCCCGATGCGTTCATCTACAACGCCAACACGGGCGTATTCGCGCAGGTCACGGATCCCGACTTCCCGGGCGCGGTGAGCGTGGGGTATCTGGACAGCTACTTCGTGTTCAACGAGCCCAACAGCCAGCGCGTGTGGGTGACCTCGCTGCTGAACGGGCTTGCCGTGGACCCGTTGGACTTTGCCAGCGCCGAAGGCAACCCCGACGACATTGTGTCGCTGATCGTGGATCACCGCGAGGTCTGGCTGTTCGGCAACAACACGATTGAGGTCTGGTACAACGCTGGCCTGGCCGACTTCCCGCTGGCGCGCATCGAGGGCGCGTTCATGGAAATCGGCTGTCTTGCGCCGTACAGCGTCGCCAAGCTGGACAACAGCGTGTTTTGGCTGGGCTCTGACGCTCGCGGCAACGGCATCGTGTACCGCAATCAAGGCTACAACGGCCAACGCATCAGCACGCACGCTGTCGAGTGGCAGATCCAGCAGTACGCGGTGCTGAACGACGCCATCGGCTACTCGTATCAGCAGGACGGGCACTCGTTCTACGTGCTGGTGTTTCCGACGGCGCAGGCTACGTGGGTGTTTGACGTCTCCACTGGCCTGTGGCATGAGCGGGCGTACTGGGATGGCGTGCAGTACCGCCGTCACCGCAGCAACTGCCAAGCCAACTTCAACGGTCAGGTGCTGGTGGGCGACTGGGAGAGCGGGTTCATTTACGCCTTCAGTCAGGACACGTACAACGACAATGGCGAAGCCCAGCGATGGCTGCGGTCGTGGCGTGCGCTTCCGACCGGGCAGAATACGCTGAAGCGCACGGCGCACCACACGCTGCAATTGGATTGCGAGTCCGGTGTCGGCGCCGGCACGGTGGACACGTTTTTCCTACTGACGGAAAACAGCTTCAACCTCACTACTGAGGGTGGCCAACAGTTGGTGAGTTCGCTCATTTCGCTTACTGACGGCGCAAACCCGCAGGTTATGCTTCGCTGGTCCGACGACGGCGGCCACACCTGGAGTAACGAGCACTGGACCAGAATGGGCCGCGCTGGCGAGTATGGCAAGCGTGTCATCTGGCGCCGTCTGGGCATGACGACCAAGCTACGGGATCGGGTGTACGAGATCAGCGGCAGTGATCCGGTAAAGATCGCCATCATGGGTGCGGAACTGTCCGCCACCCCGACGAGCGCCTGACGTGGATCTGGCGCCTCGCGTACCGTCTCAGCGCGACCCCGTGGTGGATCAGGGCGCGCTGGCCACGCGGGCGTGGTTTCGGTTCTTTCAACTGCTGCAGTCGTCCATCGAGGACGCGGCGCTGCTGCAGTACACGGTGGTGCAGAACACCACCGGCTCCACGATCCCCAAGGGCACGGTTGTTGGCTTTGCGGGCGTCGGGTCAAACAACGTGCTGTCGGTAACGCCGTACCTAGCAGACGGCTCGTCGCCGTCGCTGTACATCCTAGGCGTCATGGCCGAGGAATTGCCCGACAGCGGCGCTACGGGCCTGTGCTGCGTCTGGGGCAACGTCAGCGGCATTGACACCAGCGCGTTCAGCGTAGGCGACGTTCTGTACGCCAACCCAACGGTGGCAGGCGCGTTCATCAACGTCAAGCCTACGGCGCCTGACAACGTGATCCCCA